ACTGCTAATGTTGAGTCTGGAACTCTAGCAATACTAGTTTCTAGCATTCTTAATTCTAAAGGAAATTTAGGGGATTTTTTTATAACAGTTATGTTTTCTGTTCTAGACCATTGAGGTCTAACTTCATTTCTGTTTAAACATGTTTGATAACCTAGTGTATTAGGATTTTGTATAACATTTCTTGTGTGAAAATTAGCATTGTCACCAAATGGACTTGGTATTTTATTTGCTAAAAGATTGTTTGAGTTACTACTTGCACTTCCTTGTAAAGCGTCTACCCAACCAACAACTTGCAATGTACCACCAGTACCTTTTAAACTTCTTTCAATATGTATTTTTTTTGGCTCAGTAAAACCATCAGTCCAAAACAACATACCATCTAAGTGGTTTATATTGTTAATTTTTATTAAAGGATTAAAGTTTAAAATTCTTTCTGCAAATTCAGATACAAAGTATATATTATTGTTTACTGATGTTGGTATAGCAACTCCACCAGAGTTGTCCCACTGATAATCGTGAAATATAGCCCAACCATTAGTAATCTTAACAACGTCTGTAACTAAAACATTATCAACTAAAGTTAACGTTGTAGTAGTACTACCATTAGTAAATGTTCCGGTGATTTGCATCCCAACTCTAACGCCTGTTGTGTTTGTTGCATCTCCATTGTCACTAATAACAAACCACTTGTCTGTAGTGTTGTTTACTGTTACTGTTTCTTTAACGTTGTATATATCTACGAATACATATTTAAAAGAGTTATTAACCGTGTCGTATTCTATTATGTAATCTTTTTTAATATCAGGCTTATAATTTCCATGCCCACCACCTGCAATAAAATAGTATATTAAATCTTTTTCTGACAAAGCCATAGCACCTACACAAGTAGAATAGTTATCTGGAACTATGTTATTACTAAGCTCCGTGTTACCAAGCAAAGTCTGTAAAGCTCCAACGTCACTACTATCTGATGTAGATACCTGTACGTTTAAAGCATCACGATATTGACCAGGAGGTAAAACCCTCTCGTCCATATCTTTATTCATCTTTGCTCCAGAAAAATTTCTTTTTAATTCAGCCATGCGGTATTTTAGTGTTTAATCCATTTAGATTTACCTCTTAGTATCTGAGTAATCTCTTCAATTTTAATATTTGATAATCTTATTTTAGCTTTTCTTGTTTCAGCAAATTTTTCTTTCTTCAACAACTGTAACATGTTATAGTCTACATTTTTCCTACCTTGCATACAACCATACAACACATGTTTTATCATTGCTTCTTGAGCAAATTTATGAACTATAAAATCATCTTGATTGTTAGGAGTACCTTCATATGCACCAGTGTGTGATTGCAACTTTCCAACTCCATCACTTATATAATGTAAGGTCACAGTTTTTCCGAGTAAATTACTACTAAAATGAATTGTTCCAGTTGAATAATCTACATAAAAATTTCCATTTACATTCATATTTTCAGGAACACCACCGAATTTTGCACCAACAACACTTTCATAAATGTCTGTGTCATCATAAATATCAGTAGTAGGAGTTGGTGTTGAGTTTGGAGAATTACCTTTAAAGTCTGACCAAGTTGAAGATTCATTTGCTAACACAGTGTCGTTAGGTGCGTTAGTGTCAATAATTATTTGATAATCCGCAGCTTGAATAGGAGCTTTAGGATTACTAGTTATTCTAGTAGGTAAAACTGTATGCTCTATACCATTGTTATCTTTCCAAGTTACTTTTGTGTAACCTACATAATCATGTGGTAAAGCCATAACTAAAGAAGGTGGTATTTCCAATTCCATACCTCTCGTAGATCTAAAAGTATCAAAGCTTAACTCTTGTAATGCTCTGTGAGCATGATATGTTACATCTGAAACTCTAGTCCCCTCTAGCATTTTATCCAGTTGACAATAAGTAGCCATAACGTCATTGATCAAGTCAGAAATCATCATAAACTGATAACTACCATACTGAGTGTCATCAGCAGTTAACTGAGTATTATCTGGTCCATCGTAATATTGTTTGTGTGTTAATGTTATTAAGTTATTTGGCATATCTTATTTTGTTTGTTGTATGTTTTGTGTTTCTTCGTTAGAAGCTATTTGTACTAAACCTGGTTTGTTTATAGTTATACCAGCTAACTCTAATATTTTTATAACTAAATTAGTTTCTTCTGATCTATGCATAGTAAAGTTTACAGAGTTGCTAGCATCATACAGTGCTTTTTCATTTACAACTACATACCCCCAACGAACCGCTGGTGGTGTTTCAGCAATAACCTCAACTTTTAGCTGATTAGCCGTAGACACTGCTGTTGTACTATCTTCTTTATATAAAGAAAAACTACCATCAGAGTTTTCAGTATAAAAAAAGTCAGGACCATCAGCTATATGCCATCTACTATTATTTCTAGCGTTGTACATATCAACTATAGGTGTGATATCTGTTTGTTCTATAAGTTTTAGTGGGATTGACGATCCATCTGTACCAGAGTAGTACAGTCGTCCAGTTCTATATATAGTAGTATTAGTAAGTGCTGGTAAAGTATAAGACTTATTTGCAGCTGTAAATACTAAAGCTGTATCAGTTCCTTTATATAGTGATATTTTTTCTCTGAGTAAATTGACTGTGTCGCCAAAATCAGGCTCTAAAGGGTTATTGCTTCCTGGCTTTTTCGCCTCATCACCTCTAGCTTTTAATTGAACCATAGCAGCTAAATCATAAAAGTACTGCTCAAATATATCTAATTGAGCTTGATTAGCATGCAGATTAAATTCTTGTGGCGTAATGTAGCCTCTTTGCTCTTTGTTAGCTAAAGCTAAAACTCTTTGGTATACTGTGTCTATACTAATTTCTTTATTATGCGCCATATATTTTTTAAATTTTGTAGTTTGCAATCGCCCCGTAGAGCGACTGCATCTACAAGGTTTTTATTTTAATTGTTTCTCAACAGATTTTAAAACCTCCATACCTTCATCGGTTTTAAAGAATGCTGCTAAAGCTGAATAAGGGTGTTCATTATAAGGAACATTCATTAGCTTTCTTTTACTATTAGCCCATGTAAAAGTTCTTTGATCAGAAGATAAATTTAACACTCCCATTTCAGTTGCTTTGATACCAATGTTTCTAAGATGAACATTATCATCTTCACATAGCTCTAAAAACAACACAGGATTTGCTTTTGCAAACACTAGTAAATCTCTTTTGATTTCTCTAGAACTTAAGCTTGATACTTTAGAACCTATCTCTACTCTCATTATAGCTTCCGCCATGTCAATATCTATATCTCTAGCAGCTAACATTGCATCAACTTCTAAGTTTAAAGTTTCTAAATCTGATTTAGCAGCCAATTTAGGTTTTACTTCAAACCATTCTTTATTAGCTTTTGGGTGATATACTGATAAAAACTTTTGAAGCATAACTTTATGCTTTGGAACGTATAACACTCCGTTTCTAAATACTATTCTACCAGGTCTTATTTGACCTTTGAATTCATCTACAAATGGTGTATTTTGGTTTTCACAATACATAATTTCTCGTTCATAACCAGCTTCTTCGTCAAAGTAATATATACCTCTTGTTTTCATATAGTAAGATAATGGTTTTTCATCGCTTTTTAACACGTATCTTCTATCTTTGATTTCCCAACCATTAATCATTTTAACTGTTGGTTCTTTTCTTTTTGGTTGTTCTACAACCGGTGGTGCTTCCATTACTGGAGTTTCTACAGCCACCTCTATTTTTGTTTCTTGTTTTTTTGCCATAATATAATATAATATAAGTTAATAAAAAATAAAAGGACCGAGGCCGAAGCCCCGGTTCTTTTAAAAGATAATGTTTATCCTTTCAATAATACAAAGTTATTTGCACCTTGAACAACTAAACATCTTTCAGATAAGAAATGCATCTCCATCGCATCTAAATCAGAAGTAGTAGCACCAACCGAACCAGTAGTCCAAGTTTTGTACTTTCTGCTTTCCATTTGAGAAGCTCTGTAACGTACATGTAAGAAAGGTCTTTTAAGATTCTTTCCTAATTGTTGGTCATATACAGAAGATACACCTGCAGGTATCATAACACCGTGAATCGCGTTAGTCGAATCAGCTCCGTTAATAGCACCTCTTGTACCAGCATCGTTTAAGTATTTGAAATCAGACTTGTAGAAATCGTAAGATCCACGTCTGAAACCAGAGAAACCTAAGTTTAACGCCATGTCTTCTTCGTTGTTAAATACACCAAAAGAAGTTCTAGCAGTTGCACCAGTACCACCACCGTTCATTGTAGCAAGCATATCATCAATAGAGATAGAAGTTTTTCTATCTAAGAATAACATGTTTTCTTCAATTGCACCGTTAGCGTCTAACTCATCGATAATGTCATCAAATTCATTTAAAGCAGCAGAAGGAGTAGCTCCATCTAAAGCATTAGATATATTACCTCTAGTTGATAGCGCTTGCCATAAACCTTCAGTACCGTTGATAGGACCTTGTGCTCCAGAAACTGTAGAGTTAGTGTTAGCAATAGTAGTAGCTTTTACTGACTCCATCATCGCCATCTCTAAGTAGTCGTTAAAACGAGCTTTTGTATCACCAGAAGCTTTTAAGTACCACATGTAACCTGATTGTCCTTCTTCACCAGAAATTTCAACCCAACCAATTTGAGCAGCATCAGATCCAGAGATCTCATACTTATCTTTTAATATGATTGGCTTGTTAGATCTAGATTTGAATGCTGGTGTGTTAGCACCTTCTCTACCTACAGAACCTTTAACATATTCAGATCCATAAACAAGAACAGTTAAATTACCAGTTAAATCAGTAGCACCGTTTGCATTACCATCATATCTTTCACATTCGATTTGTGCAGTACCTGTAGTAGTACAGCTATTTACAAATACTTGGATAGTAGTGTTAGCATCAGCTACTAATAGCATATCACCTGGACGAATACCGTGATCAAGACCTGTGTTAGGAACCGCGTTACCATCAACATCAGTTGCGTTAGTCATTGTTAGTCTTAATGAACCAGAGTTATTAGCACCAGTTACTAATTTATATGATAAATGTAATCTACCTTGCTCAGACCAAATTACTTGGTCAGCAGACATAGATTCTTCAGCTCCTACTTGTGATAAAAAACCTGAGATAGTTCTATTTCCAAAAACCTCAGCTTCTTTCTCCATAAGATCTGGCAAGTATTGTTGTGCCCAGTTAACGTCTGGAGCAGACGAGCTTTGCGTCGTAAAATCAATATAATTCGTCGCAAGCGTTTGTTTTCTTGCTGCTGGAGTATATCCAGCGGCAGGTACAGATTGTAAAATTGCCATTTTAAAAATGTTTTAAATTAATAGTTTATTTTCGTTTTCTAATTCTTAGCTTCATGTCATTAGAATCTTCACCTAATACTTTAAACTTAATACCTCCTTCACCTTCATAAACTTTATGAGACTCTCTCGATGTGTTAATGTTCTTAGATTCAGCAATCGTTTGCTTTACAGCATCAGTCTTGCCTTGTTCGTAGAAATGTTTAGCTATTGCATCAGGATTCATAGCGGTGAATAAGCCTTTGTGATAACCAGCAGCGTCGTCCATAACATTGTTTTCGTTTAGGAACTTCCCAACGAAGTTGTTAATATCAACTTGCTTGTTTTTCAAAGCGGCTACATCTTGAACATTGTACTTGATCTTTTTGTCACCTATATTGAATTCAAAACCATCAAAGTTTTCAAAAACTTTATTTGTCTTGCTCAAAAAGGTTTCTTGCTGATCTCGAACAATCTGTTCGTTCTGCTTTTCTTCCTGACTATAACTATTGAAAAACTCAATCGCTTTCTGTTGCTCTTCAGTGAGCTTACTTCCAGCTTTGATTTCGTCATAGTATTTAGACTTTTGCCCGTCTAAGTAGGTTTTAGCCAAAGCAACTTGCTCTTTCATGGCTAATTTTTTTCTTAATATTTCTTTCTCATCTGCAGAGTCTTCATCGTAAGAGAACGTGTCTTCTAACATGAAATTTATTTCTTCTGCGTTTAAATGAGGTTTTGTCTTTTTATAATAATCGTTTAGTATTTCTGAATCGTCCATATCTTCTACATTAGTATTCAGTCTTACATAATCATTAATATCTCCACCAGTGTCATTCATAAATTCAACTAGCTTTTGTACATTTTCAGGTACATCTAAAAATTCCTCAACAGTTTCTTCTAAAGTCTCTTCCTGTGTTTCGGCTTGCGGTTGTACCTCTTCTTGTTCTTGTGGGGCATTGGCATCTTCATCGACTCCAACCACTCCCTCGTTGACAGTGTTATCTTCTGCAACTTCTGTTGTTTCTGTGGTTTCATTTTCTTCTGGTATTGTTTCTGTTGGTATTTTTGTTAAATCTAATCTTATGTCACCATCTTCATTTATTGATACTGGTGACTCTTCTTGTTTTTCTTCAACCTGAGGTTCTGTAGTTTGCTCTACAGTTTCTTGTGTAGTCTCTTCGACTACGTCTTTGTTTTCTTCCATGATATAATAATATTAAATAATTAGTTACTAGACAAACCAGCTACACCCATACCGTTACCTAAGCTGTCGTTACCTGCAGACTCAAAATTCTTAGGAGTTGTTTCGTTCTTTTTTTGATCGATTAATTGGCTTTGTTGGCTAGCTTGTTCTCTTTGTCTTCTGTCTTTTCTATCTTCTTTACTTTCTTCTTTACCTTTGCTATTGTTAGCATCTACCTCTCTAAGCTTCATGTTTATTGCAAACTCATGATCCATTAGCTTCATTTTCATTTCAGCTTCTTGTTGCATATACTGAACTTTCATAGCATTTCTTTTTTCTTCCATTTGCATGTCAGCTTCTACCTTTGCTTGGTTTTTCTGCATCTCAGCTTGTGCTTGAGCTTGTGCTGCTTGCTGTTGAGATTCTCCTTGAGCTTTTATATTTTGTTGTTGTAAAGCTTGATCTCTTTCTAGTTTCTTTTTCTTTTTATACTTTATTAACTGGTTAGCCATCTTTAAATTCTTAACCTGCCTTATATCAATAGCGTCATCAACATCTAGACTTTTTTGCTGAATAGCCATTTGAATGTTGTTTTCAAGTATTTGTCTTTCTTCTTCGTCTGGCATTAAATCTATAAATATACCAAAGTCATATAAGTGTAGCTCTTTCATTTCATCTAGTGTAGCTACGTTATGAGCACCTATTTGTTGTATAAAAGCATCTTTTGTTGGTGAATATTCTAGTATGTCAGATATTCTAAGTGATATTTTTTCAGCTGTTTCTACAGTTAAAAATAACGATGCATCTAATATATGTCTTGTTGCTACATTAGAATTTGCTGCAGCTAA